CTTGAATTAATACTTCTGTTGCTGTTGTGTTCTGGTTTTTTATTCCTTGAATCCCTGCTGACGGAATTCCAATCGTATTTGACATCAATGTGATTGATGTATTTATGACATCAACTAAATCATTTGTATTAAATGCTTCCGTTATTGGTGTTGGTTTTTCGAATCCATTTTTATATAGAAACAGTGGGACTTCACCTTCTGATAACTTCGAAATTTGATCTTCTAAACCTTCAATGGCTTCAGCAACGCAGATATAACCTGACTTTACCGATCTGTTTAATCGTTCTATTAAATTAGAATAGGCTAAGTTGGCACCAATTTGAAGATCTTTAATTTTATCAATTATACCAACTGATGTAAATTTATCATCTCTGAAAATAATATATCCGGTCATTTTAAATAATGGAATCATTGGAATATTTATTATTTCGTCAGCCACACACGTGCGCCCACAAAACTTATAATATTCAACATCGTTGTTGTCACCCTTTCTATAATATGTTATTAACGGAACACTGTTTTCAGGCACAACCCATTGATCAGGAAGTTTACAATCCGCTGTTGAATATTCTAACACAGCTTCAGAATATTCACGTTTTGCTTTACGTTTTGATATATAATTTATTATAGCACCAGCTTCAGCATCTGACTTATCATCTGACACAGCATCACGATCAAAAGCAACTTTGGAAATATCACGTATAGATTCAATTTTAATTTCGGGTTCATTCGTTACAGGATTTAATACAGTTGTCAAACAAGAAACGCCGACACCGGTTACAATGGCTGATTCCAACGATTGCATCATTTGCTCTTTAAATGATGTATCAGCTTCAATTTTATCAAAAGCAACTTGATATTCTTCAATTGATTCAGCATTACTTTGTTCTGACAATGTTGTATTATTTGACAATTCAGTATGAAATGGTGACTTTGAAGCCGAACTTTTTATAGCTTGAATGTATTTTTGTATTTCTGAAAATTGTCGATTTTGACGATGTTCACGATGCAAACTTTCAAGCAATCCTTTAAATTGATCGCCGGATGCAAATATTAAATCATCTTTGGCACGTTCAATATCTTTGTTATAAAATTTAGAAGAGTCAGATAAAAAAGTTTTCATCTCTGTGTAAATTTCTTCATAATTTTTATCATTATTTATACTCATAAAACAATCCTCTATATAGTGTATATACTTTTAATTACTTTATCTTCGATATTAATTTGTTATAATATTCGTTAGATTTTTTATCAACATTCATCAAATCTTCATAACATCCAACCGCAAACGCATCAGATTCATCAGGTGATTTCCCTAATAAAGTTTTAATAGAACGTTTAGGAATCAAGGCACGCTTCCCATTTCCATCAACAATCCATTGTTGCGCTCTCAATTCTTCTTTTAAACTGTCATAAGAAATATAAAAACCTGCTTTAACTAACTTGGCAGCCAATGAATATATATATGCCCGCATATTGGCAAACATTGGATCAGGACTTGAGGCACCAAAGTTAATCCCTTTTATGTTTTTGTGGGTTCCTTTAACAGCATCTTCAAACCCAATATGGAAACCACCAGTGGAGTCATAATAAATATATTTAATATTATCGGCACCATATTTGACTTCCAGTTTCTGAAAGTTTGACATGATGACAGAAGTATCAGCATTTGACAATATTATTCTTTCTAATATACGTGATTGATTTCGTAACAACATTACAGTTTTATCAACACCGTCACGAGCAAAGTCAATAGATAATGTCAGATTTGTCAGATTATTTGACGCAATTATACACGTTGGTGAAAAGTCTGTCAATTTTAATATTGCTGTTGTGAAATCAGAATTAATAATTCTTCCCATTATTTCTTGATTATATAGATCACTATCGACTTCATAGTTTGAAACAATTAAATTACGCTGCTCATCAGTAACATACGGATTTTCAAATATTGTTGTAGTTTTTGTTATGACATCCTCACGTTTTGTCAGACGTGAAACCCAATTTGATCCACCACGTGATGTTGTAAATAAACGAATATGTGGACTTCCTTCACCACGTAATCGACCGGTTGCTATTGTAAAAACTTCTGGATCATATAACGCAACTTCATCCCCAAGCCAATTAGAAACATTGGTGATTCCACGAATGCCTTCTTTTGCTTCTGCTGAACGTCCAATTATACGGGCGTGACTTGATGATTTTTTTGTCAATGAAATTGCACTGTCTGAAATATTGTAATAATATTTTATATTAAATTGATTTAAGACATCAAGGATGCTCACAAATAAAACATCTTTTAAACATTTATAATTTTGTGCTGTGACAAGGGATGATCTCCCTTTTAATAAATCAACAACTGCAACAATACTGGCACAATAAGTTTTGCCGCTTCCGATTCCGTTAATTGAAATAATAAATGGATCTTTTGATTCCAGCACATCACGTTGATAATCAGACATTCGTAAATTGACATCCATTTATTTCTCATATTTGTCAGACGCTTTGTCAGGAACTTTGTCAACAACAATATGCAGATTGATTTCAGTATCTTGCGGTTCGTCTTCCGATTGTTTTATATTAGCATCAAGTGTGCGTTTTTTAATATCTATTTCAGTATCTTTCTGATGTGCGCTATAGCTTTCACCAGCAAATTCAATTAATGAAGTCAAAGCTTTAGTGTCCCCTTTAGCAGCAGCCATTGCAAGGTTAGCAAAAGCAACAGTCAATACCGTTAATTTGTCATTAGGATTTATAACACCACTATCGATCAATTCCTGTTTATTTGTCTTGGTCAATTTTGGACAAAGTTTTAGCGCAAGTTGTGCTGCTTTAATAGCGATTCCTTTTTCACGCCTGACTTTACCTGACGCAATACCTGCTTTAACAGCAATTCTATGGCGTTCTTCTGGCGGTCGTGACAAGGTTGGAATTAAATCTTTCGCTGACATTTTTTATTTCTCAAATATGCTTTCTTTAACTGGAAATTTTGACAAAATTGCATCAAATTGTTCACTTTGATGTGTTAATTGTTTTGCAATATCCTCAAAACGTTTTAATATAATTAACAATACTTGATCAGTATCAAGTTCAACAACTTGTATTTCTTTTTCTTCAGTTGTTGCTGTTTCTGTTACTGTTGTTGCTGTTGCTTTCTTTTTCATTGTATGTGTTTCCTTACTTTGTATGTAATGTTATTAATCGGAATAGGGAGATTCGAACTCGCGGCCCCATGATCCCAGATCATGTGCTCTACCAGACTGAGCTAAACTGGCTATATTAATTATTCTTCTTCAGCAGGTTCAGCAGGTTTGTTGGAACCAGAATCAGAATCAGAATAATCAAATTCAGAGTCATCTTGTGGTGGCATTCTCTGATCTTGACCTTGACCTTGATTTCCACCTGTTAAAGACCCTAAAAGTTCTCCAAGTTTCTTAATATCTGCTTCGCTTACTTTATAAGTAATAACTAATTTGTTCAAAAATTCTATCAATTGTTTCATATGTTTTCCTTTATGTATGATTTCTTCGTGTATTATTGTATATATTTTTTTATTAAAATTCAACTTCTGGTGATTTTACAAATCTTGAAGTTTCAAATAATATATTACGTTGTTGTTTTAATCTATTAATATAATCTTCTTTATTTTTAGATAAATTAATTATTTCATCAATTGCGTCTTTAGGTTTTTTTGAAGTTTGAATTGAAGCTTCATAAGGACTTCTGTTCCAATTTGACCCGATAAACACTGAACCGATGGCATATGATTCGATAAGTTTAATGTCAGATTTGCACATATTAAAGTAATTTTTTTTAAGTGGTGCAATTATAAAATCAGGATTTATTTTTAATAAATATGGTAAAAAATCTCGTGGCTTTTGAAATTGAAAAACATAACATTGATCTTTTATATCTTTAAAAAACCAGGGTATTCCTTGGAAAAAACCCATTTTAATTTTATTATCGTTAACAGCATCAATGATTGGTTTAACCCAATCAGTAAAATCACCTACATCATCGTTTGAAAAATGATTTGTTGCCCCAGTATATAATACGAGTGGAATTTCTGAACATTCTTTAATAGGATTCAACATTTGCGTCCAACGAGGTAAACAATTTTTAATTATAATCGCTTTTTTGTGAAATTTGTTTTCCATAAATCGTGCAAGTTCATAAGTTGAAACGCGAAACGCATCAACAGCAGAAAATACTTCATCTAAATTAACAATAGCTTTTTTATTAATTACTTTTTTTGCATAATTATATTTTTCAATTGAATAAAAATTGTCATCAATTTCAGCAAACATTTTAGCATTTGTTAATCCTTTTGCTCGTAAATCTTTAACATAATTAATATAATTTAATGTTGTTTCCCCAGAAAAACGCTGTAATATAATAGAGTAAGTATCTTTTAATATATTTTTATCTGTTATTAATAACTGTGTTTTAAATATTTCAAACCCTGAATCCATGTCACTTTGATATTGATCTACAAAATTCTGAACTCTATAAAATCCACAACCACCAGCATCATATGTGTTAAATATTATTATTTTTCTTGTCATTTTTATTCTCCGTAAAAATATGTTAAAGGTGAAATTTCTTTAATATCTTCAGCTTCAGCGTTAATTTTATTTTCTTTTCGCGTTGAAAATTTGTTAAATTGATCTTCAGTCATTTCTGACATTTCTGATATTGTTTTATATGTACTTGTTTTATCATAATTAACCAAAAATTTATTATCAACTAATTCTTCATCAAGTGAATATAAAAACACTAAATTCTTATATTTCTTTAATTTTAATACTTTCTGAAATTTCGCTCGCACCATCAAAAAAACAAAACTATATAGATCAAATTGTGGTTTCCAATATTTTATCTGTGAAAATAAATCAATTGTCAATTCTGCAATGACCTCATCCCGGATTTCGAGTCCAGAAATATTATTATATAAGGAATATCTATTATATAAATAATTGGAGATTTCGATCGTCATATCGGCGATCACATCGAATAACTTTTTGTTATAGTTAAATTTTGTGGGTTTTTTGGTCCACGGATTCGTATATTTTTGAATTATATTGCTCATATGTATACTTAAAGTTTATA